CTAAATTATGTTATGTGTTTACAATATTGAAAGGAAGTATTAGAGATATAACAATTAAAAACAAGCAAATGAAATATGAAAAAGAAAATGAAAGGATATACAAAGAAGTAGAGAAAAGTGAAGAATATTATGAAATAATTGCTCCTAAAAAAGTAATTTATAATAAAAGACAAAGTTTATTTGACAAAGTGAAAGGAGTGTATCAAGACGAGTAGTTATGAAAAAATAATAGAGGATAGGGGTATTATAGAAACATTGGTTTTAGGCACAATGTTAAAATCATTAACTCTTTTTAGTGAATATAAAATTAGCGAAAGTGACTTTATAATAGATAAGGTAAAATTCTTTTTCTCGTTAGGAAGAATAATGTCTAAAACACATAACGAGCTTGATGAAATAAGTGTAGCTAAATTTGTATCTTCAAATAAACTCAAATCTGAATATGAAAGATATGGTGGTTGGAATAGCTTATCATCTGCTATGGAGTATGGAAAAGAAACTAATATAGCAGCATATATTGATGATTTAGCTAAGAATAATTTACTAATTGCTTTAGATAAAAGAGGTTTTAATGTAATAAAAGAAATGGAGCATAATGGGTTAAAATTTATTCCATTTGAAATATTTCAATCTATGAAATGTAGAGAAGTGGAAGAATTTTATGAGGGGTTAATATCTTCATGTAGTGTAAATTCTATAAAAAATAATATGAAAGTTGAAAATCTTTTACTTACTAAAGATGATAGAGAAAAATTAAAGCAAAAAACTGAAGCAGGAACACCTTATAATATTATATTTGAATACACTGAAAAAGAAATAGGATTGAGTAATAATGAAGAATCTAAGTATATATATAGCTTACCAATATTATCAAATAGGACTAATGGGATTGGTAAGGGTGGTGGTATAAATATAATAGCAGGGTTTTCAGGCATAGGAAAAACTACTTTACTATTTTTTAATTACATATTAGCTATGATATATAGAGGAGAGAAGATAGTCATATTTGCGAATGAACAAAAATCTCAATATTTTAAGAGTATGTTAGTATCGTTTATAGCATATAACATATTTAATTATCATGATTTAGATAGAAATAAAATAGATAATGGAGATTTTACAGACTTTGAAGAAGACTTAATGGAAAAAATAGAAAAATTTTTAAGAGATAGATGTTTTGCAGAGAATCTAAAATTTATCTATATGGAAGAATTTGAAATATCTGAAATACTAAGGAAAAGTAAAGAACTTGTTACACATCAGGGATTTACTGGAATAGCAGTGGATACATTTAAATCAGAAGATTCGTCAGATGCACATTATACAGGAAAATTAATTGAAAATTCTAAATTACTCGATAGTTTTGGGAACAAATATAATGTAATAACTATGTTATCTATGCAATTACTTACAGCTCAAGAAAATAAAAGCTCATATCTTTCGGCAGGAGATTTGTCAGAAGCGAAAGCTGTCAAAAATGTATGTGGTTTATTAAAACTTATGAGAAAAGTAGTAAATGAGTTAGAATTAGATTCTACTAACAAGAAATTCTTTTTAAAACCATATAAATTAAAATATAATAAATTAAAAAAGACTACTGAAAGAGAATATATCCAGTTTGATGCAAAAGATTTGCAAAAAGAATATAGATTATTATTTTTAAATAAGTCAAGAAGAGGTCAAGATGGAGATGTAATTTTACTAAGATTTTATGGTAAGACTGGTAGATTAGAAGAGATAGGAAGGTGTGAGAAGGTCTACAGAGGACAATTGTCATACTAGGTGATGACTATGGAAATAAAGGATTTGACTAATGAACAGGTGATAAATTTTATGGAATATTTAGGTTCGGACTTATCTCCTAAAAGCAATGATAGACAGTTAATATTCAATACTTGTTTATGTCATAATGGTGATTCATACAAATTATTTTATTATACAGAAAGCAAAACGTTTCATTGCTATAGTTCTTGTGGCCATATAGGTAGCTTAATAGATTTATTAATACACATAAATAAATATGAGTTTAAAGATGCTATTAATGAAATAAAAGATTTCTTTGGTATTTCAAATCAACCAATGCTAAGAAAAGGATTTAGAATAAAGAAAAAAGTAGAACAGATACATGATATTAAAGATATACAAATAGAATTACTTCCTACCCCTAAAAAGCCATATGTATATAAAACTTTTCAGCAAGTCCCAATTGAAGAGTGGGAAAATGAAAACATATCTTTTGAAGTCCTTAAAACATATCAAGTATATTATAATCTATATGAAAATCAAATAGTAATTCCACATTTCTGTTGGCATGATAGAGCTAGGCCTGTTGGTATTAGAGTTAGAAACTTAGATGAAGATAAGGCTAAAAGTTTTGGCAAATATATTCCATTATGGTACGACAATAGGTGCTATAATCATAGATTAAGTCTTAATCTATATGGATTAAATGTAAATAAAAAATCTATCAAAAATTCCAAAAAAGTTATTGTATTTGAAGGTGAAAAATCGGTGTTACAAATGGCTACTATGTATAAAAATAATCCCTCTGTAGCTATATGTGGGAGTAATTTTAGTAGAGAGCAAAAAAAGATATTAATAGATTTAGGTATTGAAGAATTAATCATAGCTTTTGATAGACAATTTAAAGTTAAAGATGATGAAGAATATGTTATATGGAGAGATAAGATATATAAATTAGTTCAAGATATTAAAGATGTAGTGAATATAAGTGTAATATGGGATAAATATAATTTATTGGGCTACAAAGATAGTCCTAGCGATAAAGGAAAGACAATATTTGAAAAACTATTAAAAAACAGAATTAATATAGAGAACTTTGTTAAACAATAAAAAAGTAAAGAAATTAATTTTATGAGAAAATTTTTATTGTTTAGGGATTTATTAGCAGATGCTAAATAAAATATGTGTTTTAATATGAATTGGAGGTAGATTACATGATAAAATTTTTAATAAAAAACGTACACATGGGAGATAAATTATATTGTATAAATAACATAGGAAATTATAAAAAAGGTGAAATTTATACAGTGAGTGATACTAGTTTTTTTGGACTCTTTCATAAAACTAAAGGAGAAAATTGCTTACCAATTGAATGTTATTTTATACACTTACCAAAAAAAGAAGAGTTAGAAAGTAATCCTAAATCAATGACTAAAGAAGAAATTGAAGATGAACTAGGATATAAAATTAAAATAGTTTCTAAATAATAAAGTGAGGTGATATTATATTGAGTATCTTCAATAAAAAATATGGTAGAAATGTAAAAATAACAGAAGAAGAACCTCCTTCTCCTCCTCCCAAACAACCAATATATAATAGAGATAATATACAATATGATAAAGAAATGGAAAGAAAACTATTAGATATTGATAGGTTAAAAATAGAATTGGAAAAAGAAAAAAAGATAGAAGAAGAAAGAAAAAAAGTAGAAAGAGTAAAGGAAAATGAGGGAAAGGAATGGGCTTGGGTTGAAGGATATAAATGTACAGATAAAAATATGAAATGTAAGGAATTTCAATATGAATTAAACAAAGCCTATAGTATGGATGGTGATGATATTAATATATGGAATTGGGGATTCCATTTATGTTTAGACTTGGGTGACGTATTTCAATATTATGCTCCAAATTTAAGCAATAGATTTTTTAAAGTAAAAGCTCTAGTGAAAAAAGCCGATAAATATAAATATGGTAAAGAATATGGTGAAGTGACTCTCCTTTCAGGTAGTGTTTTACGTGGTCATAAAATAAATAAAATAGCTGCTAAAGAGATAATATTTTTAGAAGAATTAACTTTTGATAAATTAAAACTACATATACAAAATAGTTTTCCTGAAGTAAACACTAAGTCTAAATGGTATGCCATATGTAAATTAGGAGAACAAGAATATTATCATAGAATGTTTATGAATCAAATGAAAAAGATTAGATTTTCAGATACATTTTCTCAATTATTATTTGATGAATGTCGTAATTATTGTGAAATATTAGAAATCTTAAATAAAGCAATAGCATATTCAAAAGAAAATTTATCTAAAGATATGATAATATATTTGCTTATGAAAGATATAAGAAAGTAACATATAAAAAGAAGGGAGATAATGTGGACAAAATAAATAAGATAGATTTGATTAAGTTAAAAGAAATGAATATATATGATAATTATCAATTAAAAAAAATAGCAAGTAAAATGATATTACATCTAAGATATGAAATAATGGACTTTTGTGGTTGTGGTTCTCCTGAAGATATATCTTTTATGATAAAAGGAGTATTGACTGCCATACAAAATAAAGAAAAAAATTGTAATTTAGAATACACAGAAAGATGTTACATATTTGAAATAGAATTTAATAATGTTTGTGGAATAATTGGTAGTAAAAATGATTTGATACAAGAATTTATATTAAATGCTTTAAATTCATATGGGTTATTAGAACATGGTAGTAGCATTTGGGGGTCATGGCTATCTGATTATGGTAAACAAATATTATGTGCTTTTGAAATAGTTGGTGACTGTATTTTAGATGTTAGCTATTTAGATTAAAAAGTTAGTTTTAATAGGAGGTGGTAATTATTAAATATGTAATGAGTGACTTACATGGTATGTATGATAAATTTATTTCAATGTTAGAGCAAATCAATTTCAATTCAAATGACCATTTGTATATTTTAGGAGATGTATTAGATAGAGGGGATAAGTCTTTAGAGATTATAGATTATATAAGAAAGTATAAGAATATAACTCTTCTAAAAGGTAATCATGAGTTAATGTTTCAAGAAAGTTATACAGATGTAAATAGTAGTTTTCTTTGGTTTTATAATGGAGGTAAAGATACATTTTATGATTTAGGAATGAAGTCTTATGAATATAAAGAAAATTTTTATAAATATATTAAGAACCTTCCATATTTAGAGATAATAGATAATTTTATACTAGTCCATGCTGGACTATACCTTCCAAATAACTATGAGAATCTCAGTATAGAGCAAATAATTGAGTTACAAGAAGAAGATATTTGTGTGTGGGATAGAACAATATTAAATACTAATAAACATATAAAAGGATACACAATTATTATTGGTCATACACCAACTCAAAACATTAAAGATTATGAAAAGGCTGAAATATATAAACAGGAAGGAATTATAAATATAGATTGTGGAGCATGTTTTGATAATGGTAAATTGGCTTGTTTAAGATTGGATGATATGAAAGAATTTTATATTTAAGAGGTGTTATATGGACATATTAAAAATCAGTTACAACAATCTAAATGCTATATCAAAAATATCAGAAGTATTAAGGGATATTGTAAATGAGGACACTTTAATAGTATGTATAGGTAGTGATAGAGTTTTAGCTGACTCATTAGCCCCTATGATTGGCAGTATACTAGAAAAATCTACTATTAGAAATAAAATATTTGGAGTATTAGGAGATTCAATACATGCTTTAAATTTAGAACAAAAAATACAAGCAATAAAAAATAATTATCCAAATTCAAATATAATAGCCATTGATGCTTGTATAAGTAAAATTTCAGATAAAGGAACAATTATAATTAGCAATAAACCTGTTAAACCAGGTTTGGGGGTAGATAAGAAGTTACTAGAAGTTGGTGATTATTCAATAGTTGGGATTATAGGTAGAAATAAATATGATATATATGATACTTCAGACCCTGAACTTATACTTGATTTAGCTGATGTTATATCGAAATCTTTAATATCTATATTATTAGAAAAAGAAGAAAGGATGATTGTATGATACAGGAAGTCAGACAAGAAATACTATTAAAAAATGGTTTGATTTTATATACAGGTGATTTGGTAGAAATAAAATACAAATCAGATGAAGATGTAATAGAACATACTTGTAAAGGTAAAATTAAAGAAGCAAAAGAATTATTTATTAAATTAGATACAAGTAAGAAATATAAAACTTCTGAAAGAATGATTTATTCTTGGGAATTAAAAGAAATAAAAAAGGTGGATGATGAAGATGAAAAAGATAATTAATAGTAAATATAGAGCATTATATTTATTTATATTTTTTCTAATTTTCAATTTAATATATAGTTTATATTTTGGAAGGAATACGGAGATTGGATTTTATTCTAGTACATCTTGCATAGAAGAATATATACTGGATATTATAACCTCTATAGGACTATTTTTCTCAATGATGTTAGCTGGGTTTGATGTTACAGAAAACTTTATAAACAGTTTAAGGGATTATTGTGAAGAAGATGCAAAGTGAGGTGAATAAATTGGAATTAAAGGATTATATAAGTAAAGTAGAATTAAATGATATGCCACTAACTTTAGATAATCAGTACATGTTAAATGAAATAAGCATATCTGAATATGGTAAAATATTTGTTGTAAAAGACACATCAGGAAGAACATCTTATTATACTGAAATAGAATTTAATAAACTATTTAGAGGAATTAATAGCATCCTAGAGAATATTATCTAATATATATTTTTAAGGAACTGAGGGTTGAGAGCTATTAATTAATAGCTCTCTATTTTTTTGAAAGGGGAGAGTTAATGGAAAAGGAATTATATAGCTTTAGCAAATTAAATGCATTTCACACATGTCCATTTCAGTACTATCTTACATATGTAAAAAATTTAAATCGAGAACAAAATTGTTATGGTTATTATGGTAATGAATTACACAAATTGCTAGAAGAACTACAGCAAAGAAAAATAACAAATCAAGAAGCTATTCAAAAATATAATGAAGTTATAGAATATGCAAATCTAATGGATTACAACTTTCCTACACCAAATTCAAGAATTAATTATTTAGAATGTATCTTACATTATATAGAAAATTTTGTACCAATTGAGTGTGATAAATACTACATAGAAGAATACTTTGAGTTTGACATTAATGGAATCACAATGAGGGGATACATAGATTTATATTATGTAATAGATGATAAAATTTATGTTATAGATTACAAATCGAGTAGTAAATTTTCCAAAAAAGACCTACCTAAAAAATCAATGCAGCTTATCTTATATGCAATGTATCTTAAAGAAAAATATCCAGATAAAGTAATTGAATATGTAGCTTTTGATATGTGCAAGTATATGAAGAATGAAAAAGGAGTATTAATTGATAGAAATAAGGTTGACAGTATAGATGATTGTGAAAGAGCTATAGTAAAAATTAAATATACTAAAGAACTAGAGAAACAATTAATTGATTTTGTTATTGATACAGTTACTCAAATAAAACAGCTAGATTCCAACGATGAGAGTGTTTGGTGCAAAAATGATGACAAAAGTAATCAGTTTTTTTGTAAAACTCTATGTTCTCATTATGAAAAAAATTGTTAAGGAGTGATAACTATAGAAAGATTGAAAATAGGAAATGGAGAATTGATACATATGGACAATATATCCGCTATGGATATATTTGAAAATAATTATTTTGATAGCTGTATCTCAGATTTCCCATATGATTTAGCGTTTATGAATAAAATATGGGATAAATATGAAAATTTTTATGAATGGAATATGTTAAGAGCTAAAAAACTATTAAGAATAATAAAACCAGGAGGATATGTTTTAATATTCGGTCATCATAGAACCAATCATAGAATGAAATGTGCCTTTGAAGATGTTGGATTTAAAATAGTTGAAGAAATAGTTTGGGTATATGGGAGTGGTTTTCCTAAAAATCAAGATATAAGTAAGCTATTTAATAAAAAGGATTTAAATGATTTAGCAGAAAAGTGGAATGGTTGGAAAACTAGCGGATTAAAACCAGCCAAGGAAATAATTACAGTATTTCAGAAACCTTTAGAGGGTTCATATATAGACAATATAAAAAAATATAACTGTGGATGTATGAACTTAGACACATGTAGAATACCTATATCCAAAGAAGATATTGATATGTTGCAGAAAAAGGCGTCTAAGAACCCAACGAACAATTATTCAAGCCAAATAAATAAAATATATGGGAAATTTAATGAAGACAGAGCATCTCAACCAAATGAATTGGGTAGATTTCCAAGTAATATTATATTTGATAATATTATGGGAACAATGCTTGATAAGCAAAGCGGAATCAGAACTGCTGGAAAATCTAATAATAATGCGTTAAAAGACAAATCAGGAGTATTAACTCCTTTAAAGAGAGGAACTTTAGTTCCCAGAAATGACGTAGGAGGTGCTAGTAGATTTTTTTTAAACATAGAAGAAGAGTTACCATTTATGTATTCTCCTAAAGCAACAAAAAAGGAAAAAGGTGATTATTGTAAACATGTTACAGTTAAACCTAAAAAACTTATTAAATGGCTTATAAAATTAACTACCCCTCATAATGGAAAAACTATAGATATAACTTCTGGAAGTGGAACTCATGGATTGTGTTGTGAGGAGTTAAACAAAGAGGAAAAATATAATCTTAGTTGGGTTAATATTGAACTTTTAAATACAAAGGAAGAGCCTTATATTGATATAGCAAATAAAAGGATTTCTGATTTTGTAAATAATCAAATTTAAATAAAATTTGAATTTTAATAAGATTGGAGAGTGATGAGTATTAAATTTCAACCTGTAATAAAATGGAGTGGAAGTAAAAGAAGTCAATCTGAAGAAATAGTAAACAAATTTCCTGATATAATTGACACCTATTATGAACCATTTATAGGTGGAGGAAGTGTGATGTTTCAATTATTAAATAGCAATAAAAAAGTAAAAAGATATATATGTAGTGATATAAATGAGGATTTAATTTCTTTATGGAACGCAATTAAATCAGATACCGAATCATTATGCTTAAAATATGAAAAGCTGTGGAATGAATTAAATAAAGATGAAGATATAGAAAGAAAGAAAAAGTATTATTATTCAATAAGAAATAGTTATAATAGTACAAGAAAACCAGAATTATTCTTATTTTTAAGTAGAACATGTGTAAATGGGCTAATTAGATATAACTCCAAAAATGAATTTAATACATCTCTTCATTTTTCTAGGAATGGTATAAATCCAAAAAAATTAAAAGAAATAATATATCAATGGTCAAAGATTTTAAATGATAAAAACGTTGTATTTTTAAAACAAAGTTACGAAAAAGTATATCCTAAAAGTAATGATTTTATATATTTAGACCCACCCTATGCAAATACAAAAGGAATGTATCAAGGAACTATAGATTATGAGTATTTTTGGGATTGGATTAGAACTTTAGAATGTAAATTAGCGTTGAGTTTTGATGGAAAGCTTGGAAATAAAGATAAAACATATGATGTACCAAAAGATATATATAAAATTCATAATTATCTTTATAGTGGAATAAGTGTTTTTAAAAAAATAAAACAAAAACAGGAGCCTGTGTATGAAAGTTTATATCTAAATTATTGATATGAATTTTAATAAGATTGGAGAGTGTTTAAATGAATATACCAAAGCAAGTAAAAGTAGGAGGTTTATTCTATAAAATAGAAGAGACAGAAGAACCCATTCTAGTAAATAATCAATTATGTTATGGATTAGCTGATTATGGAACTGAAACAATGAAATTATCTAATAATTTACAATCACAAAGAGTAAAAGAAGTTACATTTTTACATGAGCTATTTCATTGTATATTTAGAGATAGATGCATAGAGAGTGAAGATGAGGAATATTTAGTGGATGTATTAGCTAAAGGGCTTCATCAAGTAATTATAGATAATCCAAAAATATTTGAATGTAAAAAAAAGGTGAATTGTAATCCAATCACTTATCCTTCAATCCCGCCTGATAAACTAGAATCTATAGAATTAAGAGGAATGTAATGAATAAAATATTTGTATTTTTAGGATATTCAGGTTCAGGTAAAGATAGTATAGTAACAGAAATTTCAAAGCAATTCAATATTCCAATTCTAATATCACATACAACAAGACCTCCTCGTGGCCAATCAGAAATCATCAATAAAACATATTATTTTGTAGATAATAAATTTTTTAAGAAAGAAAAAAATAATTTTATTGAAATGAGAAAATATATAGTTCATGATGGCAGCACTTGGCTATATGGTATACATAAATCTGAATTAGAAAATAAAAAATATGCTTTGACTATAGTAGATGCATGTGGATATAAGGCGTTAGAAAAATATTTTATGGGAACAAAAACTAAGTTAATACCATTTTTTATAAATACAGATGAGAATATATTAAGAAAAAGACTTATTAATAGGGGTGATAATGCTAAAGAAATAGAGAGAAGATTAGCAGATGATAAACTTAAATTTAATGATTTTCTAAATAATGAAAGTTATATTGCAATACCAAATAACACTAATCTAATTAATGCAGTGGAGCAAGTCAAAATACATATGAAAGAAGGGATTGAATGGTATTAGCCCTAGATATATCCATGTCCTCAACTGGATGGGCAGTTATAAATAGAAATAAAAAGGTATTAAAATATGGAAAAATAGTAACTAAAAAAGATAAATTTAAGTCTGAAGATGAGAGAATGTGCTATATCTGTAATACAATTCAAGAGATAATTACAACTCATAATATTCAAATAGTCTTAGTTGAAGACCAATTCACTTCAAGAAATTCTAAAACAATTCTTAGTTTAAGAAAACTCTTAGGAGCAATAATGAGGACTGTAAAATTAAATAATATAGAGATTGAATATATGTATCCAGTTTCTATTAGAAAATATCTCATGAATAATGGTAAAGCTAAAAAGGAAGAAGTAGCTGCATATGTAAGAGAAAACATTATTGATATTGGAGAATATATTGATAGGACTTGTAAGGCTAAAACAAGTGATATATATGATGCTATAGCACTTGGAATAGCTTATTTAAACAAACTTGATACTAACAGATAATTTTAAAAAGGGAGATTAAATTAATGAGTATAAATGTTAAAATAAAGAAATTAAGTCAAGACACAATAATGCCATCTTATGCAAAAGAAGGTGATAGTGGAATAGATTTATATACACTAAAAGATACGGTGATTCCAGCCAAATCAGCAGTAGCAGTCTCTACAGGTATAGCGTTGGAAATTCCGTTTGGATATGAAATGCAAATTAGACCTAGAAGCGGTATAAGCTTAAAAGGAATGTTATTTACAAGAGATGTAGAAGTCCTTTATGTAGACAGAGATAAATCATTTAAAGATGTAATTGTATGTGATAGAATAAAACCTAAAAAGCAAATGAGAAAAAGTTTTGTAGTATATCCAACTGTGCGACTAGGTACGATAGATTCGGGATATAGAGGTGAAATTAAAATAATTACATATAATGAAGAGGATTTTGATATTTTAATTCCTAAACATACTAAACTTGCACAAGGTGTGTTTCAACAAGTTCCAAGAGCTATTTTAAAAGTTGTAGATGAATTGACTAGCTCTGAAAGAGGTAATAATGGATTTGGAAGCACTGGTATAAGATAGGAGGCTATATGTATACTATTAAAGATGTGATAGATGTATTGAAATCTACTAGAAACTGCAATCTAAAATGTAATGATTGTATATTAAATAAAAGTATAGTTACAAATAAAATAGAAAAAACATTATGTTGGTGGCTAGAAGAAACAAGAAAATCTCTTAAGCTATCACATTCAAATATTGAATGTGATAAACAAATTGAAATACTAAAAGAAGTGAATGACATTATATTTGAATGTGAGGACAAAACTTGCAATAAGTGTATATTTGGCGAAGAAGTGAGTAATCTATATAGTTCTTGTGATATATTAGAAAAGATATGTGATGAATTGAGCAAAAAAACATGTAAACTAATAGAAAAAATTAATTATTATCATGATTATACTTATGAAAAATTATATTGTTTAGAAAATGTTAAAACTGGAGAGAAATTTGCTGTTGAAGAAAATCAAATAAAGAGATATAATATCCTCAATACTAATTTTGGAGGTGCTAATATGTTTAAATATGATGATTATGTTAATTTGACAAATAGTTTAGAGTTACCAGAAGAAATTAGAAATAAATGTGTTAGAGTTGTAATGACATTGGAAAATATGCAAGATATTATGATAGTACATAAGTTCAAGACTTATGTTGTTAATGAAAAATACATTGAAAAAGTATCATAAAAATGATTAAGTCATCTATTAATTTAGATGACTTTTTTATCTGTTAATAATATAATAGAAGTATTATTGAAAAAATAAAAGAACAAATTAAAATCTATCACTTTTGAAAACTTCAAGTAATTGTGGAATATTAACTCCGAATCCCTCTATTAATTTTTCTTTATTATATGAATCATCCCAACTAAAAGGCTTGATGGTATTTACAATTTTAGTTGAGGTTAATTTGTTATATTTAGGTTTATTAGTTGCTATTGTTTCAAATAATATCTTAGCTCTAAAAATTTCAAATCTATAACCTTTTCCAGCTTTTTCAATATATTTAATTAAATTATTTACGCTTTCAGTAGAAGTATTTGCTGTTCTATATCCAAAATAGTTAAATATCTCTAAGTACCAACTATCAACTGTTTTTATCACCTCTTGGTAATATTTCATATTTTTAGGAACTGACAATTTCCATTTCTCATATATTTTAAAAGCATCTTCTTTATTTTGACATCCATAAATATCTCTAAATTGTTCCTTAAGCTCATATACTAATTTTAAATGTGGAAATTCATTGAATATCGTTTGCATATTCTGTATTTGTTCATCTTTTAATTCCTCTCTATTTTTTGATAGTAAAATTTTATCTTTTAATAGTTTTTTGCGTTGCTTAATTGTTAAAGTATCTTTAAAAGACTTTCTTTCTTTTTCTAGGGCATTTGTAATTAATTGTAAAACATGAAATCTATCTATAATAATTTTTACCTTTGGTAATTCCTCATAAATTGCTTCTTTACAATGTTTGCACATATCAATTATTATGACTTCGATTTGTTTTTTATTAGGAAATTTATTTAAAAATGCTTTGATATCAGTTTTATTTCTAGTTGCTTGAATATCAAGAATTTTATGATGGACTACATCTATATATATAGTTCTTACTGAGTTCTTAAGATATAGTCCATTTATACTCAACACTATCGGGGTAGTGTAAACTATATTTTTTTCAAGTTCCTTCATATAAACTTCAAACACTCTTTTTACTGTGGTTGGTGAAACACTATATTCATCTGCAATACTGGAAAATGGTTTCTTAAGAGATTCTTTTTCTATCTGTTTTCTTAATCTAATAGTAATTTTACCTCTTTCATCAATGCTTTTATATTTTTGATTGAATGTAGAATTACAATGTTTACATTTATATCTATAACTATGTATTTCTATTACTACATGTTTGTCAAAAATATTTAAATCCTTAACAGAACGTGTAGACTTTCCATGCTTATAATATTCAGTGCAACCACATTCATAACATATGGTGGGTTCTTTTTTAGGTTTAACAATTACAGTCATATCGTGTTCATTTATTATTGTATCAATAACTTCAAAATCTGGTAAATTTAATACATTCATTTTTATTCACATTCTTTAATTAGATTAATAGCTGTTATCATTCTAATATTATATATAGTTTTTTTTGTATTTTGTAAATACCATTCTAAATAACTTCTATTTTCTTTATAAACATCATATGCTGTTTTACCTTTGTATTTTCCACTTGTAAAAATAATTTTTTTTGCATCATCAAGACTTATATCTTTAAAATAAGCTAATAAATTTTTTGATATATGAGGATAAAATGTATCTAATAAATATTTTATGCAATTATAACTTTTAGTTCTTTCTGATGATGGATTGTAATTTAACTGATTAACACCAACACTTGAAAAGTTAAATTCTTTACTGTTTAAATTTCCTGCATAATATGCAACACAATGCTCTAAATCAGTTTGCATTACATCATATATATATTCACCTGAGTATTTTGAGAAACAAGGAAATTTAACAGTTTTAGCCTTCTCTAGGGTGTCAACATTTTCTTCTTCTAATATTTTGGATTGTCTCTTTTCTTTAATATCCCAAATTAATGAATTTAAATATTCAAAGTCACTTAAGTGCTTATCAGCCCAAATATTAGCTTTTTCAAATCCTATTTCAAAAGATTCAACTTCTTCTTTTAAAATAGTCTCTTTTAAATATTCGATATATAAGTAATATTTTTCATTCAGTTCTTTTTTACCATTATCTAAAAATTTAACAAATATATCTTCTTTTTTTACTCTAAAAGTAACTCTATTTTTAGTAATCTTATAATGAGTATCACTATTTTTTGTACCTATTCTGTTTAGATAATTTATACCTGCTGCATCCTGTATTTCAATTTCAGGTACTTTTGTTGGTTTAAAATCAAGTTTCATAGATATATCAACCTCCTTTTTATAATTTATTATATAAAATATTATACCACATTTAAAGTTATATTTTCCACTATTAAAGTTGTTTTATATAATAAATTCCAGATTAACTCTTTACTATCTAATTATCCTAATACTTAATTAGAATTTAAAACTTATCAAAACGAAATGACCTTCTAAATTCGATTTTAAGGCTTTATAAAAATCAATGCTTATAATTAGTCCTATTCAGAAATTTGATTGCTTAAAACGCAAAATATAAAAAATAAATAAATTACTAGTATAAGACATAGAATTGTGTATTCTATGTCTTATTTCTTTACAACTAAGTAATTTCAATAATTATATAAATAAAAGAATTAAAAAAGTCAGTTGAAAGTCAGCTAAAATGACTATTTTTTGCCTCCTCTGTATGGTATAATAAGTATATGAATTTTCATAGGAGGGATAACCATGAACGCTTTTATAAGAAAAAGAAATAAAAATTATGTAGTGTACTTAGAATTTAGAGATGATGAATCAGGAAAAAGAAAACAAAAAAATATGGGAGCATTTGATAAAAAAAGAGATGCTAATAAAAGATTGGCTGAAGTTAAGGACAGTATATATAAAGATAGTTTTCTTGTGCCAAATGAAATCACTCTAGCTGGATTTTTATTAGACTTTCTTGAAAAATATAAAGATAATATTTCAGCATCTACATATAAAAGCTATATTGCTATTTGTAAAAATCATATTAATCCTTCTATTGGAAAATATCGTCTTCAAGAGTTGAGAAATATTCATATACAGAATTATATAGATGATTTAGCTGGTAACTTAAACCCTCAAACTATTAAAGTACATATAAATGTATTGAGACTTGCAATAAAGAGAGCTTATAGAATTAAATTAATAAAAGAAAATATTATAGATGGAATAGAAAGTCCAAGAATTAAAAAATTTAAAAATGAAATTTATGATAAAGAGCATATGCTAAAATTATTAGAAGTAGCTAAAGGAACTAATCTTGAGCTTCCTATTAGTTTGGCTATAGGTCTAGGATTGAGACTTTCAGAAGTTTTGGGATTAACTTGGGATAATATTGATTTTGATGAAAATACAATAACAGTAAATAAGATAACTAGTAGATTAGATGGTTCTGTTATACTTAAAGAGCCAAAGACAGAAAGCTCTGTTAGAAAAATATTTGCACCAATAGAGCTTATGAATTTACTAAAAAATTATAGGCTGGAGCAGAATAAGAAGTTATTGAGAAGTATTGTTAGAAATGAATATAACTTACTATTTTTTGATAGAAAAGGGAATCCAATTGCTGAAGATGTAATGAGTAAGAAATTTAGAAAATTCTTAGAGAATAATGACTTGCCTCATATTAGATTTCATGACTTAAGACATTCGCACGTTACTTTACTTATAAATTCTAAAGTACCTATAAAAGTTATATCTGAAAGGGTAGGACATTCAAATATTAATACTACTCTTAATGTATATTCTCATGTACTTAAAGAAATGGACAAAGAAGCTTCTGATAGAATATCTGAAAACTTATTTAAGGCTAATTAATAATTATTATCAATAAATACAAAATTAATAATAAAAGCAAAGGTATAAACATAAAGGGGAATTTTTACAAAGCCTTAGAATGGCATATAGAGCGTCAGATTTTAGAAGATATTAAAATTTTATATTTCCAATATTTATGATATAATAAACATAGCAAGGAATAAATATTTGAAAAAAGCTGTGAGTGGTGTTTCCATAGAAATTTCCTCACTTTCTTATGAAAGGAGGTGAAAACTATGGAAAATCTAATGATGAGTATTATAGCTGGTGTTATAGCTAGTTATATCTACGATAAATTAAAATGCCACTCTGAGCGACCAACTAAGAGTGGCTGGGAACTTAATATTAAGTTCCATAAAAACAAACATTAATAACTAATTAATGGAAACATCACTCAAAGTTAAGTAAAATATGTTTCCTTGCTTTTATTATACCACAAATTAAGAATATTAAAACAAAATTTTGTAAATACATACTTAATTATCAATTTAATCATTTGGAAAAAATTGGATTTGATTGTATGAAATTATTGCTGTAATATTTAAATTAAATAAACAAATGATGGGAGAGATAATTATGTATTTAAGAAAATTATCAAAGTCAGAATTAATTGTAATGAAATTTATATGGAATTTAGATACAAAAGTAAAATCATATCAAATCATTAATTATATGAAAGAAAAATATAGTTGGTCAGAAAAAACAACATTAAAAACTTTATCTAAGTTATCAAATAAAAGGTTCATATATGTTCAAGAAACAAGTCAATGTACATACTATACAATTTCAATTAAAGAAGATAAGTATCATGAATTTATATCACAAAAAATACATAAGCTCTTAGGGTGCAATTCTATAAAAAGCCTTTTAGCATCATTGTTTCAAGAAGAATTAACAGATGAAAAAATAACTTCATTGGAAGAATGGGTAAAAAACTGGGAAGAAGAGGAATAAAGATAATATATACTATTCCTTAAAAATCTATTTAAAGAATAATTGAAATTTTGATTTTAATATAATTTCTTTAATCAACTCTAACATACAAAAATAAGACTCTTTTCAATATTAACTAAAGAGCCTTATTTTATAATTGATTATATTTTAGTTAACTTTTGTGTATCAAAACTATACTCATATACTTCTAATGTTTCAGAATTTACAATTAGAGTTCCTACTGTTTTAATGCTATCTTCTTTATCAGTATAAGTATCAGAACCATCAGTGCTAGATTCATCTTGTTTAACATTTTTAACACTGATTATTTCAAACTCATAGTGTGGAAAATCTATATTTTCAGCTTTTTTATATCTTGAGTTACCATAATTATATGTATAACAATATTCATGTGCTTTTGAACCTTTTGCTTTATATATAGCATCTAAAGCTTTTGAGATGTCACTTCTTTTAGTATTACCAGTTAACATATAATCTGGAGTTAAGCATTGGTCTAAAATTCATTTTTTATATCACCTATTATTATTGGGAAATTAGCACTAGTAACTAATGATTTGTCATTAGTTTCATTTACTAAAAATACAGGATATTCTTTGTGTATTGTAGAAGATAATAGTGCATCTATTAAATTGTCAGAACTTACAATACATATTTGATTTGGATGTTTTAATTCATCTTTATAAAAATGCTTAATTATTTTTTCATTAGTGTCAAGTCTGTCAACACCACCAATTCTAGTTGCTTTTGTACTGTTCACTAAAGAGTCGTTTATTGATGCTGTTCCTCCAATAGCATATGTTTTTACCCCATCTGTTTTAAATGGTATATTCTTTCCATTTGTTAATACAACTGGATTTTTATATTTAGCAGCAACTGGAGATATACTTATAGAATCAGCCTCTCCTTGGTAAGCATTTGTAAGATATATTTCATCAACCTTTTTTAGATTGCTTATTTCTTTTGCAACATTATAACTTGTGTCTATTCTGTCTTTTCCTTCTATCCTAATAACCTTTATTTTTTTGTTTTTTAGTATATTTTCTACATTTTTGCTTATAGAATTAACTCCACCTATTAAATAGATTTTTTTAAATTTATCTAATCTTTTAAGAGTAGAATTTGGTATAGAATTTTGTTTAGTAAGTAATATTGGCGAGTTAGAAGCTCCAGCTAAACCACTAGCACTCAACCCATCTGCAAGACTTTTATCTGTGTTTATAATTATTGCTTGGGTGTATTTTCTTCTGTCTGCTATTAAACCTGCTGTTTCATACTTATTTGCTCCTTGTATTCTATGAGCTGGAGGTCTAAATTTTAGTTCTTTAGCTGAAACTAATAATGTGCTAGACATGACAATAGAAGATATTATAGCTAAGGTTAATGCTTTTCTTTTGAATTTCATATTGTAAAATCCTCCCATCCTTTTATACTATGAATGATAGTGTATATTATTTTAGTTGTCAACTCTCTATGTATATTTTATTATATATATAAGAATAAATTGTATTAATTATATCGTTACGAAAACTTTTTGTATATAATAAAAGTTCACTTCTTTATTTATTCTTATAACAATCCTCTAAAGAACTAATTAAGCTTTCTATAGAATTAGAATGTACTTCTTCTAAAAATCTCTTTGTTTCAAATATTTTATATTCTTCTTTTGTAATAAGTATTGTATAATGTGTAATTCTTTTTATCCTCTCAGAATCTAAAAAACGTTTAATAGTGAGTCTTGAAAGAAGAGTTAGTGTAGTTGTCGCCTTCCAGTTATATTCTAATTCCATAGCTTCCATAACTTCTTTTGATGTTACTATATCATTCTTATTCCATATGAATTTCATAACTTTTAATTCAGCTTGTGGTATTTTTTGCATGGATATGTACATTCCTTTCTGCAATTAAAATATCAACATATATAGACATTAAAATAATAAAATATATGTTATAAGTATATATTAACATAAAGTAAAAGAAGATGTCTCAATCTTAAGACATCTTCTTTATTAAATTTTTATTCTTCAAATTTTCGATATTCAATTATTTCTTTTATCAATCTAATTATCGCTTTTTGTTCTTTTACTGTTAAACTATCAATTAACTCATAAGCTTCAGACGAAAGAGTTTCAACATCATTTTCATTTTGTATAATATTTTCAAATAAAACTTCTAAAGGTATCTCTAATGCATTTGCAATTTTAAAAATTGAACGAAGTGATGCTTTACTTTCACCTCTTTCAATTTGACCAATATAAGCAGGAAACAAACCAGCCTTTTTTGCTAATGTATTTTGATTATACCCTGCTTTTCTTCTATAATTTCTTATTCTTTTACCAATTACATTATATATTTCATCTTCTTCTAACATTTTTATCATTCCTTATTAGATTATATTAGTTTATTTATCTTAATGATATGTTATACATGTCAAAAATATACTTATATAACATATAATATTATTAAATATATGTTATATAAGTATGTATATATTTAATAAGAAGCTATTGTAGACAAAAAAATAAAGCCCTTTAAAGAAAACTCATTTAAGAGTAATCCTTAAAGGGCTTATTATTTATCTATCTCTTTTTCTTACCTTTTTTACGACTTTTACATGCCATGATATCACTTCTTTTCTACTTTATATCTATTTATAAACCTATCATATCTTTAGACTTAGAAATTTTGCCTTTATATCTATTTATAAACCTATCATATCTTTAGACTTAGAAATTTTGCCTTTGTCTTCTTTTATATAAATCTTAGTTGTATCAGTGGATTCGTGATTGAGGATAGTTGATATATCTTCAAGTGGTAAATTATTCGCTTTAGCTATAGTTGCAAAACTTCTTCTTAATGAATGGGGAGCTAAGTTATCTATATCTATTAATTTACCAGCTTTCTTAGCCCAACTTCTTAATACATTAGATGTAGCCTTATGATATTCTTTATCATATTTAACTAAGAAAACATAATCATTTACTATATCTTCTTTTTTTCTAACTTCTTTAAGCTTTAGTAATAAATCTTTTACTTTCTCACTAAAATAAAAATCTACTATTTTTCCACCTTTTTCTTTAATATTTTCACATACTCTATTATCAAAGTCTATATTATCCCATCTTAAATTACTTGTGGCTGTAACTCTACCAGCAGTTGATAGAGCAAAATTTATATAAACCTCTAATTGTAAATCATCTTGTTTTGATAACTTATCTTGTAGCTCTTTAGCCTGTTCTATATTCAAGAAATGTTTTTCCACAACAGGTAAACCCTTTTTAGGTCTTTCGATTAGAGATACTGGATTCTCTGTAACAATTCTCTTCCTTCTAAGATGGTCATATAGAGATGAAATGCCTGAAAATATTACTTTTATTCTATTAACATGATTGTCCTCCATCCTAAATGAAATATATTCCATTATATCGTCTTCAGTACAATCTTCGATTAATAAATCCTCCATTTCATCATGCAGATATTTAGCCCAAGTATATAAGTCACATTTATATACATATATAGTTTTTTCACTTAAACCAGCTATTTTCTTAGCTTGAAGAAATCCTTTAATTAACTTTTCATTATTTTTATTTATGTTGCCTTCTATCTTAATTCTTTTACTTCTTTTTTCAAATGTTGCCAAATACTTCACTTCCTTATAAAAAAGACTAGAGAAATTAATCTCTAGTCTCTAATTTATCTTTAATTTTTGTTATGTCTGTTTCAACTCTTTCAAGTCTACTGTTATTAGTATTTAATGCTTCAGCAAATTTATCTAATTTATCATCAAACTTATCTATTGTATTACCAAATAAAGTTCTCTGCTCTTTAATTTCTCTTGAAAAATAAGCTCTTTCCTTTTTTCTATCATCTTGTTCTAGTTGTCTATTTTTCTCTAAATATTTTCCAAGCCATAACATCAATACCATTAAAAGTATGGCTGTATACCCATACTGACTTAATAATTCAACCATTTCTTTAGATAACATCTACTTTTCCTTTCTGTTCTGTACTTGTATTTGATTTATTCCTATAGATGCCCCCCAACATAAAATACCTTCAAAAACAGCTTCTATTGACAGCTCTTTCATAAACAAACAACTACTTATCATTGCTATAACTAACAATATAAAAGGTATGTATTTATTTTTAATATTAGATTCTTTTATAAATGTTCCTAATATGTAAAGCCCACCTATTAACATTATTAAATTTTCAGGTATAAATTGCATTATATCCATGTGATTTCCTCCTATCCAAGAATCTCATTTAATTCTTTTACTTTAGTTTTTATTTGCTCTAATTTTACATCATTGTTTTCTACCTTCATTGAACTTATCTTATTACATATATTTATTATGTTTTGGCCATAATTCATATCTGGACACCATTTGCCTGATAAACTTTCTACTGTTTTAGCTTCTCCATGTAAATATGGAAAATGTCTAGGGTCTAATGTAGTTCCATTTACTTTATATTCAACTTTACCAACTAATTCACTATATTTTGGATATCCCTTAGCTCCAGCATATAATGCTAGATGGTCAATAAATGCTGATACTCCATCCTCCCAAAAATTAAATCTTGTATGAGCTGTTGGGTCTAAATCTCCTCCACCTTTATTTCCTTTAAGACCACACACATTGCAATAAGAAGGATTTAAAACTCTACCAAAATTAAAATATCCAGTTTCTACAAATGCTTGAGCAATTGCAATAACTGGATTTACACCTTTTTTCTCTGCTTCTTTATATATAATTGGTACTATAGCTCTGCATAAAAAATGTGGTGGATTAGAGTTATTTTTTAATGTGTCTAAATACGAAAAGACTTGTTCTAATGTAGCTGTTGATTTATCTAATATATTCAATTCATTACCTCCTACTTGCCTATAAAATCTAACACTTTATGAAGTGTAGCCCATCTATCATCGCCCTGTAACTTAGTGAATCTCTCGCTAGTTTTAATTTTACTGGATGCTCCACCAATCACATATAGGTTTTCACAATGTCCAGGAACATAATTTTTCAAATCACACACAGAGACTTCATTAGTCTTATAATTCATGGCCATTAATTGGGCTATAACTTTATCTACATCACCCTCATAAACTATTGCATATTTCACTTTGTTATCTTGTGGTTTACCAGCTACAGACTTATTAAATATTCCTTCATAAATATCTATAGCCATATCTTTAGCATTATATTTTTTAGTGTCAGATGTGTCTACAAAACAGCACTCAACTAAAATTGACTTTGCCTTCGTTCTTCTTAAAAATGCTAGAGTTTTCTTTTCTTTAACTCCACGATTTTTAAAATCTTTATCACCTTTTGCATGATAAGTTTCAGTTATTTTTTTACATATTCTTGATGCTATTTCAACAGTTTCTTTGTCATTTAAATTATAAACTAAAACTTCTACTCCTCGACCACCACCACTGTTGAAATGGATACTTACATTTAGATCAGTATTATATGAATTACATTTAGCTATAATTTTATTCAATATATCACTTTGAGAAGTTCCATTGTTACAAGTACAGTCATAAACTTTACATTCCTTTTGAGCTAAAGGTAATAACTCTTTTAGTACATTTCTTGCTTCTGTAGATTCCTTTATATTTCCTATTGCTCCAGAACCTATCTTATTATCTGGATTATGTCCTGCATGAATTGTTAATGTTTTTATATTCAAAATTACCACTCCTTTTAATTAAAAGAGAATTGAAATTAATCAATCCTCTAAAATTGACATAAAAAAAGAACCTTTATACTTTAGATAATAGGTTCTACTAGTGTATCTTCTTTATTTAATAAATTTGTTAACTCTGTGTATTCACTTTCCTTTATCCTGTTCATAGCGTAAAATACATCTAACTTAGTCTGCAATTCTTCTCTAGTTTCATAATTCTTTTGTTCAATCATTCTTTTTAAAATACTATACATGTTGTTTCCTCCATTTTTTATAGTTTTATAACACGTTATTTGTGTTAAGTTCTAACATAGCAATTCTATAAGCATTATCTACTAATAAACTGTCTTGTTGCTTTTGATTTTCTATTAAAATTGTAATTTTATCCGCATTTATTTCTTCTATACTTGGCTCTGATTTAGGTGGATTATTTTGTAATTCTAACCACTCATTATAAACCTGTTCTCCTGTTTTAATTAGCTCTCCGTTTTTTATCACTGGAGTAAATATTTTTTTACCATCTGCAATAAAGTAATTATCTATATTATTTAAATCATTCTCAAATCCATATTCTATTAAAATTTCTATTTTCTTTTCTATATCCATCTTATTTTTCCTTTCTAAATTAAATAGTTTACATATAAATACAACCAACTACGATAAGTTATATCATTATAATATATCTCAATTTCTCCATTTGTACGAATGATTCCGTTATAATACTTTCCATCTGTTGTTTGAAATATTACTATTATGTTTTTACGAGGTGCATATTTTGAAGGTATCTTTCCAATGATAGTACCTGCCGTTGTAACACCTCCATTAATAGTTGCATTAATTGTTACAAAGTTATTATTTGTGCAATAGTTTCCAACAGAACTAGCATATCCAAGATATGGCTGCCACCCATTAAGAAAGTTTATTGAAAATGGAAAATCAATTCTAACATTGTAATTTTTTATATTATTTCTGATAACTTCTATATGACTTCCTAAATTTTGTGTACTTTCAAAACTAATGTCTGGTATCACAATACCTGTGTTGCAAATAAATTTAGTTTGATTATTATATTGTTCTAAATTTAGTGATGTTAATTCAATTTCTTGTGGTTTTGAAAGTTGATAGATAATAGTTATTGGATTATTTTTTATCCATTCACTAAACCCATTTCCATCTTGTGTAGTAAGTTTACTTTTTAATATTTTAAATGCTATATCACCACTACCAGTAGTTGAGCATCCCTCTATGTCATTATTGTTAAAATCATTTCTACTTTTTCCATTTAAATTATTGCATAAAACATATGCTATGTCTAAACTATCTACAACAGCTTGAGGAGTTAATGTTCCCATAAATTGCAGAGTATTATCATATACATGTGATAAATTAAGATTTCCAATATCAGTATAAGTATGTTCCTCACATCTTTTTATTAAGTAATATTTATCATTTTTATAAACTATTTCATCTTTTATTCCATTTGGTAAACTTCTTAATGTATATGGAATTGTCTTTTTATCATATTTATTTCCTTTAGTTATAATTGTTTTATTCCCATTATCATGTAAATCTTTTATTATAGTAACTCTTAGATACTTTGCATTTTTAGGGCTTCTAGCAATATAAAAAATATCTTTATCTCCTATTATTCTTTCGTTTAATGATGCTGTTATAAAACTTTTATTTATATCATACCAACAAATATTTCTACTACAATTATAAAAAGTATACTCTGTATCTGGTTCTATTTCTATATAGTCTAGGGTATATTTATGATTACTAGCTTCAGAAATAAGTTCCTCTCCACTAAGATATTGTAAAATATAATTATCTTTAAAATCGGCATTCTTATTAAAGATATTAATTCCACTATATTGATAACTTAAAAATTCTATTTTATCTCTTTGCCCAACACTTAATAGTTCATTAGAGTAATCTATATTAATATCTGTATAATCTCCTTCTAATATGGTAATTTTCAAACTTATTTCATAACCAGATGTAAGTGTATCGTTATCTAAAACACTCCTTAAAACAACATTACAATCATTTAAGTCTGATATTGTTGTAAATGTATATTTAAATTTACCAATTACTCCTCCTGGTATAGCTATATTTGTCAGATTAGGAATAAATACTGAATTTTCTTCGCCTAAGCTATGAATATATATTCCACTTGTACTCGGTAAAGTGTTTTTATCAACATCAACTATGATTGTATATATGGTATCTGGTTTATATGAAGTGTAATTGATTGTAAAAAAATTAGAATATCTTATATCATTTTCTGTTAGTATATTTATTTTTCCATCCACAAAAGTTGCTTTCCATAAAGAAAAATCTGAACTAGTTTTTCCCCATAAATCAATTAATGTCTTTCCTTCTACATTAAAATTAGTTAAATAGCCCTTTTTACTATTTTCTATAGTATATTCTCCTGTATCAGTACTACATTTTATATTGTCAACCTCCTTGAGATTTTCTATATCATTGACCTTTTTAAGTAAATCTTTATATATCAAATTAAAACACCTCTCTTCACAAAACCCCTATTTTGTAGTTTCTACTCTTTCTACTACTCCACTTTCTTTAATTATACAATCTTCTACTGCTTTTCTATAATCCTCGTTAGTTACATCATCTAATTCAAAAGGTCTATTTTTTAAAGGATTCAATCCTCTACTTAAAATCCTCTCTGCTAATATTCTTACTACAACATTATTTATATTCATTATAATAGCCCTCCTACTTTTTCATTTTCATTTAGTAATATTTGATTTTCTAACTCTTGTATTCTCTTTTCTTCTTCGCTTAAATAGATTGGAATATCTTTTAAAATAGGTTCTTTTGTTATTGGATTTATAGATTCTATATACTGTTTACTATAGTCTATATTTCCATATTCAACATCAATATAATGTAATTCTGTTATTGTATCATGCTCTAATATATCTCCTGTTGCTTCTCCTGTTTGGAGTAATATTTTACCAGTTTGGTCGTAAATTATTCTATTTGCTCTATTCATTTTATCACCTCATTTATTTAAATTTTATCGCATGCCATTTATATGCTCTAAAATCATTTAGAGTGCTTAGTGAAGGTACTCTAACTCCATTATTATCCATGGAAACATGTCTTTTGCCAAGGGTATATAAAGCTCCTCGTAATTTAAAAGATTCATCACCATATTCCTTGTTAAAAGCAATATTAACTACAAACCCAGTATTATTAGAAATGGGAAAAGTATTTTTAATTGCAAAAACAAAATACTTATAAAAAGCATTCGAATGTGGTTCATATTCACATTCAGCAAAAAATATATCAGGAATAAATCCAATTCCATTTAAATCAAGCCAATAAGGGCTCGTTTCTGTAACAGTATGAGAAGTATTAGGGTCATATACACATGCAATTAAGGATGAATTTTCTCTAGCATAAGCAGTTCCTGTTGCATATTTATACTTAGAATTTAACTGTGATATAGTATTATTAGCTTGTGTTAACTGGTTCATCAAATCCTGCACACTAGCGTCTGAACTATCAAAACTTGTTTTTATTTTCTCTGACAACTCAACAAGTGTATTATTTAAACTTGCTTCTATATTCTTTAATGCTAAAGTATTTATAATACTTGTTTTCCCAACTTTAAATCCTGCATTAACCTCAACTAATTTTGTTGATATATCATTTAAATTTACATTTTCGGGTAGTGGCATTATATTCTTACTTATACTTAATACTTTTTCTGCTGTAGTATTATTACTGTCTGTAACAACTATTTTAAGTATGTGTAGTGCATTATCTTCTAATGTGTAGTTAATTGTTTTCTCTGTTGTTAAATCTGTTGTTATAGTTTCTTTTAGTATATCATCTATAAAGTATTCTATTTTAGTTAATAGTGTAGGGTCTGTGTGGTCAGCTTTAAATGTAGCTGTAATGGAATTATAAGAAGATACTGTTAAAAATGGTAATGCTTGTAGTAATGTTATTTTAGCATA